ATGGCAAAGACAATGTCTCTCGTCGATATCATCTACGAAATCAAAAAGGAGGAGTTGAAGAAGGCGGAGCCCGTTGTGGAAGTGAAGGAGTCCCCGCCTCCGGTTGTCGAGGAGACGGAGGAGAAGAAGGCTTTGCCTTCTTCGACAGAAGAGGAGGAGCCCATCGTGATCATGAAAATCAAAGACTTTTGGAGTCGCTTGACACACGACTCGGACACAGACTAAAAGAATGAATGGTATATCGTAGTATGGAGAAATGGCTCACAGACAAGGGTCCGGGGACGCATGTCCTCATGGATGGTGGAATCCTTCAAGTTCCATTTGAACAACTTGACGAATTTTACGTCGAGTGCGTACACGCAGTACGCCTCGGTAAGAAACTGTACGTGGTGGAGCAAAAGACGGATGTCTTCAAGTTTTTCGTCGATCTCGATTACAAGGGCCCAGAGGCGCTTCCAGATGAAGCTGTTCTCGAACTCGCTACGTTGATGCATTCCGTCGTTCAAAAGGGCCGGTGTCTCATCGCACGTGCCGAACCTCGTGACGTGGACACACAAGTGAAGACGGGTGTGCACATTCATTGGCCCGATGTTTTCGTGACCAAGTCTGAAGCGCTCGCTCTACGAACTCGCATCCTCCTCGAACTTCCAGATGATCCGGAGTGGAGTCAGCGTATCGATGCGAGCGTCTACGGCGGTTCGGGACTCCGAATGCTCTGGTCACACAAGCGGGACCGTGGGTCTGTGGATTCCGGTCCGTATACGCCGTGGCGTGACCTCGACGGGAACGTTTTTGACTCGATACCTTCAGACGAAACCCTCAAGCTCTTTGCACTTCGAACAAACGAGGTGTCCAAAGAGTCGGTCAATGTCGAAATCACGTGCGCACCCCTGGAACGCTTCATACGCAAGTACCTCAAGGGTCAGGAACTCGCAAACGTTCGACGTGTCATCAGAAAGGGAAAGGATAAAATCATCGTCCAGACTGATTCCAAGTACTGTGAGAGAATCCAGGGTGTGCACAAGTCAAACCACGTCTGGTTTGGTATTACACGGGGGCGTATATGTCAGTTGTGTCACGACGACGACTGTAAGGAGCAAAAGTTTGTCGGACGGGAACATATTCTTTCTCCGAGTATAGTAGAGGAATTACACAGCAATGTTGCTGTGGATAATTCTACTTATGTGTCTATTTGTGATCTTGTTCCCGACTTTTGGTGGCAAGAAGAATCGGTTTCTCAGAGAGGTGCACCCGTACTCGGGTCTCGACCCCCAAACATGGGAGCTTCTTCAAAGTCATCTAGCGGTTTTCGAAAACCAAAAAGCAAGTCTCGAACAAAGAGCTGGGGGACTTTACCGAGCGATTGAGGATGTTCGTAACCTCGCGTTGTTCATCCGCCGCGCAGATGACCATGAACACCAGGAGACGCTCGAATCTATCGCCGTTCAGATGGGCGTCGAAGGCGAAACGACGTTGTTTGAACTCGCACGCAAGAGTGGGTTGTATTTCTTTCCAAAGTACTTAAACGATTTAGCCCCTGATGATACAGAGCCTGATGTCAACCGGACAGGATCATCCATCGGCGAACACTTCCCAGACCCCAGAAGTCACGGACAGTAAGCGTACGCGGTCTGGTCGTGCCGTCAAGGCACCCGAGCGTTACACACCTCAGGAGGTGTGCGAGGATGACTACGCCGACGACGATTACGACTCTGCCGAGTCTGGCAGCGTTTCATCTGAGGTATCCTACGACACGGAGGATATCTCAAGTGAGAGTGATGCTGATCAGGAGGGGAATCTCGCTGGATTCATAGTTGAAGATAAAAGCAGTAGTGACTCTGAGAGTAATGGATCGGATGTTCGATCCGAGTCCGGCGAGACCGATGTTCCCAGTGACCGAGACGAACGGCGACCCCCAGCAACACCAGCTCGTGGACGAGGTCGAGGCCGAGGAGCACCATCAGCAGCACGACGCACGCTCGTATTATGATCCGGGTCCCCGTGTTTTTCATCCTCAGAATCAGTCGGTTGATGTGCTTGAAAAAATTTCAAAAGAGACTATAATTCTTGTATTTGCTGCGTTTTTCATTGGGATACTATTGGGGAAGTCGCTGACGCCGGTGATTCTGAAGCACTGATTCCAGGTTGATTTCCCAAAAGGGGAATCGTCGGAGATGTCAGGGTTGGTATATACTGACCAGAGTCTGGCATGATTGGGCTGCCTTTGATATCAATTCCTCCGACCATTGCGATGTTGGATGTCACTGCGGTAGGTACTGGAGGAAGCATGTCGCCTTCGGTTGAAACATTGCTTTCGAACCCGTAGGCGTACATTCTTGCCGACCCTCCATCAGACTCGTGTGGTACGAAATCACCATACATCACGTTTGATGAAGGATCGCCCTGAATAAAATTGAGGATTGGGTTTCCCGCCTGAATCTGGAAATCCAGACCCGCCATGTCTTTATATACATCAGTCTGACTGTCAACGCGGACGACATTGCTCGTCGAATCGACGTACGGGAGGTTGTTTGACGTCGTCACCGTGTTGCCGACATCTTCCGTAAACGGGGGTTGCGTATTTTCATCACGCGGAGGAGCATACCCCTCTCTGCGTGCTGAAAGAATCACCACGGTCAATACGAGCACGACAAGCGCTACCCACAATGACCAGTGTGCCTTCATCCTGATATTTGTTTATGTTTTTTTTCCAGGGAGGTACTTCGTACCGATGTTCGACGCGAAGCGGTAGCGGACAAGGGGCACTCCGTGCCCCTTGGACTAAATCAACCCAGCAGGCCTGCGGCCGCGCTTCCTGCACCGATGGGCTCTGGAGCTGGACCGGCGTCAATCTGGACCGCTGGCGCCTTGGCGCGCTCCTCCTCCTGCTGAACGCGACGACGCTCAATCTCCTCAGCGATACGGTCATCGGCAATCTTCACAAGCTCGGGCATCTCCTTGTCTGGAAACTCCTTCTTCAGGTCATCGATGAGCTCGGCCGGGTGAGGGATGGGCGGTACATCTGGCTTGGTGTAATACTTGGAGTTCTCGTCACCGGGCGTGATGAACGGAGTCGCTGACCCCTCGAGAGGCTTGGCGAGCATGTCACGCTTCCGCTGCTCAAACATGGATGCCGCCTGTCGCTGGTTCTCCTGGTACTTGGTCATAATCTCCTCCAGCTTCTCGTTCTGGTAGTGGACGTTATCAATCTGGAGACGGTCGGGTGGAATCAGCAGCCACTTGTACATGTCGACGACGTAAATGTCGACGAGCGCATCCTCCTTCTGAAGACGCTTGGCGTGACTCTCTGCATCATCCTTGGTTGCGAAGCACCCGCGGATCTTCAGACCCAGCTGCTCATTCTTCTGAGGCATATCGGGTCCGACCAGAGAAATCAGTGCAAAAACCTGTCCTGGCACAGTCAAGTAATCCTGCTCAAGAGAACCCATTTAAAACTACAAGACGTCACTCTTTTAAGTGACACCGTAGGATGGATCAATTGCGTAAACGCCACAACCAGGCGAAGCGTGACCTCATCAATCAGTGGGTCAGTCCGAATTCCTACGTTCTCGACTGCGGATGCGGTCGCGGCGGCGATTGGCACAAGTGGAAAGCTGTTCGTGCTCGTGTCGCCGCCATAGATCCGGATGAAAAATCTCTCCTGGAGGCGGAAGATCGAGCTATGGACATCGGGATAGGGGTATGGTTCCTGGGTGCAGGGGATATTCGTCAGGCGGCGTTTGCAGGTCCGTTCGACGTGGTGTGCTACAACTTTTCGATCCAGTACATTTTCGGAGACCACTTTGAACAGAGCATCAAGGCGATCAAGTTGGCAGTCAAGCCAGGTGGACACCTCATCGGCATCACACCCGAAAAGAGTCTCATAGAGGGTTCGAATTCCCCAGACGCACTCGGAAATGTGTTTGAGGTTCACGGCGACAAGGTGCTCATGAGTCTCACAGAAGGTCCGTTTTACGCAGACGGCCCCAAGTATGAACCCCTCCTCGACGGAAACGTTTTTCGTCAGGCGCTCGAACCCGAGTTTCGATGCGTCGCGTGGGGACCAATCACTCCAGAGAAGACGGGACTCGTCACCGACATTTATGCACAGTTTGTTTTTCTACGCCTAGATCAGTAGGATGGCCATGTCCGGTATCATACAGACGGGACTGCTCATCGTGACCCTCGCGGTTGCCGCGTGGAGCAGTCGCCGTGAAGCGCCACTCATGACGGATCTTCGTCAGCGCTATGACGTACTTTTGAATCACCTCAAGAATACAGAGGTGGTTGACCCGCGATTCGCTCGCCTCAGGAAGAGGTGTATCCTCACAGGAATCCACGGGTCCAGAATGAACAGGGGGACCATAGGCTACAACGTCAATAAAGGGTACGAGATTTACATCTGCCTGGACAAGGATGATATAAACTCGGCGATGAATGTTCTGATTCATGAGCTGGCTCACGTCACAGTCGACGAGTATGACCACTCCCCTGAATTCTGGGCGTCGTTCAAAGACCTCAAGGCGCTCTGTAAAACCCTGGGCATTTATACACCCATCGAGGGGTCGCTTGAGTATTGTGGCATCATGATTCAGGACTGATTCACCTGGTCTCGAAACGAGACCAGTTTTTTTCTCACGTCATTGTAAATGTCTGGTGGTATCGTTCAGCTCGTCGCAACCGGTGCTCAGGACGCGTGGCTGACCGGTAAGCCAGAGGTGTCCTTCTTCCGTTCCAGCTATAAGCGTTACACGCACTACGCCAACTCGCCCGAACGCCAGCTGATCCAGGGTAACCCCTCGGCTGGTAACATCTCCACGATCCGTCTGGAGAAGAAGGGTGACCTCATCAACTACATGTACCTGATTGCCAAGGATTCAACCGGTGCTCTGATCCCAGGCATCAACTGGACCAACGTCATTGACAAGATCGAGCTGCTCATCGGCGGCCAGATTGTCGATACCCAGGATATCACCTGGATGTCCAACGTCGAGGCGGTGACTGGTGCCCAGAACTTCTCCCAGCGCTACCTCAACAACAACGCTGCGGGTCCCAACAACGTCACCAACGGGTTCCTGCCGCTCAAGTTTTTCTTCTGCAAGGACTGGAACGTGTCGCTGCCCCTGGTGGCGCTACAGTACCACGACGTCGAGCTTCGCATCACGTGGAGCACGACCCTGGGTTCGACGCTGTCTGTGAACAACGGCTCAGGATCACCGGTCAGTGCAGCCTACTCTACGTTCCAGTACGAGGCCTGGACCAACTTCGTCTACCTCGACCAGGCGGAGCGTGAGTACTTCGCCAACACGCCCATGGATCTGCTGATCACCCAGATGAACCGCATCCCCATCGCGACCGGCAACATGCAGGAGCTGGCCCTGGCTCACCCCATCAAGTTCCTGGCGTTCTCGTGCAACAACTATTCGACAGCGTACACACTCGCAGCTTCATCGACAGCTCAGCCTACACCATCCAACTACCAGTTCAAGACGCAGATTAACGGCGTGGACATTGGCGACTCACGCTCCATGTTCCAGTGGATCGATGTGCCCCAGTACTACCACACCCCCTACGGCTACAACCACGGCAACTCGACGGCGAACGTCGCTCTGATTTCCTACTGCCTGGACACGTCAAAGCTTCAGCCGACTGGCACGCTGAACTTTTCACGCATCGACACGTTCCGCATCGTCGCACCCGCTGGCGTCTCACTGAGCACTCTGGCTGGCGGCGCCGGTCGCTACTTTTACGCGATGAACTACAACGTCCTGCGCATTAAAGACGGAATGGGAGGCTTGCTCTATTCCAATTAGTACAGCGTTCCGTCCATATCCGGAATATTTTATTTCTTTGTATAAAGAATACCAACTATACTTAAAACATGGACTTGGCGAACTCTCATTCGAACACTACTTCTTCTGAGGAGGCTTGGCGAATTTGTGGACAATGAAAAAAATAACAGCCGCGATGAATGCGGTGGCGAGCATGCCCGTCGCTGACAGGTCACCTGCGTCGCTCATAAACTTAGGAATCAGATCCGCCAATTTGTTCTGAATCGGCTTGGAGAATGCAGCGACTGCGGCAATGCCCGCGAGCGCCGCGTTCAGCTGTTCATCAGTCAGACCAAATGGGTTCTTTGAAGAGGAGGATGAAACTGGGCCAGCGGACGCGTTGTCCAGGCTCAGCGCAGCCACTCGGTTGTTCTGTGGGTTCTTGTACGGGCCACCGCCCATCGAGGGCCCCATGTCGAAATCAGCGCTCGGTACGATGTCGGCGATTGATGTCGAGAAATCCATTTCTATTTGAGGAGGTTTTATTTCAGCTTTAAATAACTCGGGTTGGTCGATCGAGCGCGTCTGGTACGTCGGCTGAAGTTCATCCGGGACACCGAATGAACTCTGATGCTGTACCGGCGCCTGGCCCTGCATCAGCTTTTCGGGTTCCACCTGAGGAATGTACTGCAGGATGTCACTTGATCCGTTGAAATCTAGATTCTCGATAATCATCTCTAAAATACGTATGGAATTCTTTTACGGAACGGGAACGCGGTTTTTTTCATTTGCCATGGTTGGCCGAATATATAATGCCACATGTATTCGAAAACATATCCGAGTTCTCCGTGTGTATCGGGATCGACTAGGGCTTCATACCATGTTTTCCAAGCTTTGAACGGATATTTTGTAATCTCATCTCTCGATACTATAAATTGCCCACATGCATCCGTAAATAATGGTTTGTTTGGGTACTTTTTCATATACGGTTCGAAGAGATACCAGTACTTTTCAATCTGTAAATAATAATCTGACTTTACACACGAAGGACATGGTTCTCCTAACCACATTCCATTCAGAGTTACAAAACCTGAACGTTGAGCTCGGTCAATAAGAGTTAACATGTGTTCTCTGTGTTTTTGGTGATGGGCTTTTTCGTGACCATGAATGAATGCTATGTAATCTGGAAGGGCGTCCCAGTTATCTATGATGTACCGTATATATGATGACGACTCGTTCCCCTTGTTTGGAATAATGGTCGTAGGTTCAATAGCCGGTGGGTCTGATCCTTCATGATCGATGAGAACCACCGGGTACTTTGATTTTTTAAGCCAATTCAGGTCCTCTTTCCAGTGACTCGTCACTATAACAACAGTTGGTTCTTTATATGTGAGCAACCATAAGATCACAAAAACCAATATAATCAGAAGCAATGTGAGCTTCATCTATTTGTACTACACCTTTTTAACAGTGACTCCTGGACGCCGTGCGTTCCCCGCAGGTGTTCCAGATGTGATTAGGGGCGCCGCGACGTGTTTCGGGTTGTAGTTCTTCTGGTGGTACTGCCACATAGCCTCTGATCCTATCCGGAACCCTTTGCGGATCGGCGCCTTGTAATAGTAGACGCAATCCTCAATCTTGTTTGATTTACTGGTGTTGTCGAGGACGAGGCACTCGTAGTTTTCGGTACAGGCGTTCATCACCTGACAAAACATGTCAAACGTCGGGAAGACGCCGAAGAACGCCTTGTACAGGCGCTCGCGATTCTGAATCACATTCTCACGGAGGACAAACACATAATCGACGTTGGCGCGCAGGTCAGGTGTCAAATCCATACAGTACTGCATCGTCAGCAAAAAGAAGATTTTCCAGTGACGCCCGTTCATGAAACATTGTCTGATGCACGTGTCTTTCATGAACGCCTTGTCGTACATGCAATCGTCCAGAAGCAAAAACGCGCTCGACTTGCCACCGCCTGATACGATTCGCCTCTGACGCTCGAGCACCTTTTCGATGGCGTCGCGCTTGTAATCGCCGTAGATGAAAAGGTCGGGGATGAACTGCTTGTAGTAGTGGTTACCATCCTCCGTGCCGGACATGACGATGCCGACGGGCAGGTGTCGCTTGTGGTACATGATGTCCGTCACGAGCGTTGACTTACCGGTTCCGCGCTTGCCGATGAATACGCACACCTTGTCGTCGCCAATCTTGCTCGGATCAAACTTTTTGAGCTGCAAATTGGTCATTTCCTAATGGTGTACTGGATTTTTTACACACGTGAAAGACGC